ATTTTTTCTAATTCGTTTGCGAGTGCATTGGGTGAATTCGGTGTATTTGGTCTATTTTGAAGTTTTTGGCACAAAATTTTTACTGTATCCGTGTCATTTACAGATATACCTTTAGATATTGCAAGTGTTATGAGTTGTTCTTTTTTCATTTCTCTACACAATTTGTTATCGATTTTATATTGAGAGTTACCCTTTTCTATTTTATCGAGGGCCTTGCATATATCCTGTTTTTTGTTTTTGTTTTTAACACCGACAACACCTAATTTTTTAGCAACTTCGAGTAATACTGGTTTAGTAAGACGTTCGCATTTTAAACCACCGATTTTCATAATACCGTCTTTATCGTATGTAATTTTTGTATTTTTAGATTTAGTCGGTACTTTTTTCTTAGCGGGTTTTCTTTTTGGTTTTTTGAAACAACAATCGTATCCTTGTGGATTTTTTCTAACCTCGAATCCTTCTTTACATGGTGGTCGTCTAGGTTTTGGACACGTCGTTTTCGTAACGACTTTTTTAGCGAGTGTGCGTTGGTTTGGGTTAACGTTTTTATTAACTAAACCTATTGTGTATCCTAATTTGTGTAATTGTTGAACAATTTTTATACCAACTGTATAGGCACGTTCGAGATTATCGGGGTCTTTTTCACCTTGTATTTGTATATTTCCGGAACCTAATTTACCACTTTTGGATGATAATATGAAGTTATAACCTTCGTGTATTAAATAAACATGTGGTAATTGTAATTCTGGTTCATACGTAACTCTTTCTGATTTTAAAGGGTTATCTCTGGCTATTTCGGGGAGTTTAAAATTTGCGTTTATGGAAAATTGTCCGGCGATGTTATTATATTCGATTTCGTTATAAAGAAAAGTGTGTTTTTCGGTGTAATTGTCTATTATATATTTTCGTAGAGCTTCGGGTTGTTTTTTTAGATTTTTAGATCCTAAAAATCCACCCGAAAAACGGATTTTACCGTTTTTATAAATATTAAAACTAAAATTTTTTCTATTTATTCCATCCGTGATATATCCACCAAATTGGGCGGAAAAGAAATTTTTATTTAAATCACCTCGCATACCAAAATTGCTCGTATGAATTAAACCTGTCTGAAAACGGCCGTATATACCCTTTATTTCGTTTATATCAATTGTTAAATTGGATGATAATTGTGCATGTCCCTTTGGTCGTTGTTTCAATATATGTTTCAGATCGACGCGTTGTTCTTTTGTTGTAAATTTGTCATTTACTAGAACATTGTATATACCTGGTTGAAATGTTCCTATTCTGAGCTCATTAAAGCCACTTGATAATGGACGCACTTGACCTGTTGTTATAGGTCCAGGTTCTCTTTCTTGTTGTACCTCTATGTTTGAAGCTCTTACAAACTGTCTTGGGTCCATAGTTATACTATACTGAGATTTTATGATCAGTGGTCTTTTGAAATTTCTATATCTTGTATTTTTATATCTACACCGTATAAGAAATCTTCATTTTTTCGTGGTTTGGGTTCGTTTCTATACATACACTCTGTAAGTCTCTTTACTTCAATATCTCTACTACTAAATGGACCAATATAGAAGTCCTGTGTAAATCGTGGTCTTCCAAGGTTATTTGCGTTACAATAATCTCTAAATTTTTCCTTAAAATCTTTCATCGGACACATGTGCGTGATACCTGTATCTTCGTTTAATACGACATCGTCTGATTGTAAGAATGCTTCGAGTGGGTTTGTTACCGTTGCAACTTGTTTTCTTATATTCTCAAAATATTGTGGTACAACATTCCAAATATCATCACCCTGATATTTTTGGGCGTATTCTAAATATCCACGGACACATTTTTGTAAAATAATTGGTAATTCTTTGGTAAGTTTATTTTCGAGTTGTGGATCGGCATCTTTATCCTTGATTTGGCGTTTAAAATCCCACGTCATTAAACGTCTAATAATACTTCCTGAATTATCTTTCCAATTTGGAACTTCATTACCACCAAGAATACCTGGTATATTCCATGTCATATTTTTAGCCTTTTCGCCCTTAACAGCTATAGATACATCTTCCCCAGAAACGATAGATTGGAATTCAGCCTGTTCGAGTTGTAAATCTCCTTTAATTTCGGGTGCAACAAACATGAGACCATCGTGAATGGAAGATAGACCAAATTTCTTTTCTATATTATTTGATAAGGTTCTAATATCATCGGCCTCATAAAATTTTTTACATACTTTTGTAATGAGTGTGGATTTACCAGAACGTGCGATACCTTTAAGAAATGGTATGATTTGCCATTTATCAATATCGTTTAAATCAAAACATAAACGGCCTATCATTACAAACATCCATTTACATACATCTTCTTCGAAGTTTTGCGAACGTAAAACTTGATCAAAGTAAGGCGTTGGTACATCGTACCAATTTTCCAACTCGCTATAATCTTTGAATTCAATTGGAAAGTATTTGGAACTCACTTCACGCGGATCAAGATTTTGGGCTTGTGGTGATGTATAAGGGTAAAATTCACATTGGTATAGACCTGTTTTATCACACCATTTTCTACCATAGAAGAGACCGTTTGAAAATGACCAAAGGTGTCTATTCTTTTTTATTTCAGGGAATTGCATATCATGACAGTCCTCTAGGTATTTTATGATTTGATTTATAGTAGAACACCCTCTAGATGTAAGTTCTTTCCATAATTCAAATCGGGATTCTTTTGGGGCAGTTCTATGAACATAATTTTTTATAAGTTCGGTTTGTTGCCAGGCGCGTGTATTAAATCCATCTGGGGTTCGAATTTGTATGCAACAGTATCCTTTGTATTTTCTAATGTTGTTTTCGTATAGTTCTCGTAAAATGACAATTAAGACTTTTTGAAAAACTTCAAGCTCTTCTATATCTTTTATTACAGAAGGCATGAAAATGTTTGGATCTGTTCCAGCTTCTGTATTATCTGCGGATGCATAGTTTACTCGTTCATACATACGTGCGGTCCTGAATAGTATTTGCCAAAGGTCCTCCATTTGGTTAAAAATACTGTTTATTCGTCTCGATAGTTTTAGATCGTCACTATCTTCTAGATCAATTATTCCTAAAGTATTAGCCCGGTGGTAGATTTCTGCTAGTAAATTCTTTTTCGAATTGTAGTATTCACATAGAGATTTGATTTCGTAGTGTAATGGCTGACCATTTTCATCTAGTTCATGTGGGTTGTAAAATCTTTTATACGAGAGCCGAAGTGGTTCTTCGAATGTAAGAGTTCCTTTTACAGACCAATATGTTTCTAGTCTAGATACAATGTTTTCTAATTCCTCCTGGCGAGAATTTTGAATTACAGATACAGTTAATAAATCTTCAGTTTCTTCAGGGTTAATATTTTCGGTGATATAATGAGTATCCGCCGCTGACATATTCTTATAATTAGTACTTTCTATTTTTCTAAGCCTTTAAATTTTGCAAATGACTTAAAATTTTTATCATGATCTTGTTCTGAACTTCTAGGGTTCTAGAGATATTTACCAGAGCAGAACATATGGTTTCGCCATCTTCATTTGCTAATACAGAACTTAAAAGACCACCGATATCATCGAGACCAGGAATTGTTTCGTCCATATATTCACCCAAATCTTCGTCACTTAGATCGATTTCGTCTTCGATTTCGTCTTCGATTTCATCTTCGATTTCGTCTTCGATTCCGTTTTCATCGATTACCGATCCAAATTCTCCGTTTTCGGATTCGGTATCGGAAAATTCTTCTTCTGTTTCGTTTTCTTCTGGTACATTTTTTGGTTCCGTTTCGGTAGACATTTATATACACCAGGAAAAACCAATTTGTGTTTTTTCGCGAAATTATCTGAAAAAAAAATCTTAGTGTATAGTACAAAACACAAACACAATGGCCGGAGGTCTCATGCAACTCGTCGCCTATGGCGCCCAAGACGTTTACCTCACAGGTAACCCAAAAGTCACTTTTTTCCAGGCGGTTTACAAACGCCACACCAACTTTGCGATGGAAACCATCGAACAAACTATTAACGGTACTGCCGCGTCCTCGGGTCGCGTCTCCGTCACGATCGCCAGAAACGGTGATTTGATCGGTGACATGTACCTCGAAGCGACTACCGCGAATAATTTGGCGAACGTTTCTGGTGCCGTTAAAGACACTAACTGGGCCGCTGAGCGTATCGTCTCGACTGCGGAATTGTCCATCGGTGGTCAAAGAATTGACAAGCACTACCAAAGATGGTGGAGATTGTACTCTGAATTGTACTTGTCCGAAGGGTCCAAGCTCAACTACGCTAAGATGACGACTAACCCAGTCGGCACTTCTGCCAATCAAGTTTACTTGCCACTCATCTTCTTCTTCAACCGCAACCCAGGATTGGCCTTGCCATTGATTGCTTTGCAATACCACGAAGTCAGAATCGACATTGACTTGTCCTCTGAGTTTGACACGTACGTGACTGGCTTGAAGGTGTGGGGTAACTACATGTACCTCGACACTGAAGAGCGCAGACGATTCGCGCAAAAGGGTCACGAATACTTGATCGAGCAAGTTCAGCACACTGGTACTGATTCCTTGGAGGCGTCTGGTACTAAGCAAGTCAGATTGTCCTACAACCACCCAGTCAAGGAATTGGTCTGGTGTGTCACTGACGGTACCTCCACTGGTCACAACTTGTGGAACCTTGGTACCGCGACCGATAACGGTGATGTTGTCGTCAGCTCTGGTGCGGGCGCGGGTGTTGCTAACGTTGCCATCGGTACGTCCCAATCCGGTGCCCCAATGTTCCTCAGAGGCCCATCTGCCGGCTCTGTGGATTACGTCGAAGAAACCGTTGGTGCGCTTTCGACTGCCAAGTTGGTCCTCAACGGTCAAGACAGATTCAAGGAGCAATCCGGTAAGTACTTTAACCAAGTGCAACCATTTGCCCACCACTCCGGTTCGCCATGCGCGGGTGTCTACTCGTACTCCTTCGCGCTCAAGCCAGAAGAACACCAACCAACTGGTACGTGCAACTTCTCCAGAATCGACAACGCGCAAATGTCGCTTACTTGCGGTGCCAAGGGTGACCTCGGGTCTCTCGCCCTCCAAATGTTCGCGGTCAACTACAACGTTCTCCGTGTGCAATCCGGTATGGGTGGCCTCGCCTTCTCCAACTAAGCATTTCTTAGTTTATTGAGTTTAGTAAAAAAATAAAATTTAAAAAATAAATAAATGATTTAGATTTTAAAATTTAGAACAAATTTTAAAGTTTAATTTTAAGATATTTTTCGATTTTTTCAAGAACGTACCAATTTTGTTCCTTTTTACCTGATTCGCACTCGGCTATAACCTCTAAGGGTTCGTTTATTCTATGTGCAAGTTCGACTTGTGTATGGTTTTTTTCAATACGCGCATTTTGAATTTTTTTAGCAGTTTCTTTCCACATTAACATGGTTCTGTTATATACTATAGTTTAACACATAAAACTCGGCGTAGTTTTTGCATGATTTTATGGTCTGGTATAGATTTACCTAATTCGTATGAAGAGATGATATCTGTTGATACGTTTATGAGATTTGCAAGTTCTTTCTGCGTATACTTTTTTGCGACACGTGCCCTTTGGATAGTTAAACCCGTTTCTTTACTTACTTTTTTGTGCGTACCACCTAATACGGCTTCATCAAGTTTCTGATCAGGTGTTTTACCTGAATACTGACTCCTTTTAGGTAATTTGATTTCCTGACCCATGAACTTGACGTATTTTTCTTTTTCTTTTTCCTTTTTAACATTTTTACCATGTATAGTAATTTCTTCCCAATCTTGGTGAAACATGTTTTATATTATAAATACTTAAAATTTTAAGTATATCTTAGGTTAATGGGGGGTGTTTATATATTTTTAATAGTTTTTGGAACTATTTGGTGTATGTATTATTTATTAGAACCAGTTTGTAAATGTTATTATAAGTGTTTCCCACGAGAACGAGAACAAATTATTGAAGTATAAAGTTTAAACCTATGTATAGTATAAATGATTGAAGCATATACAGACGGAAGTTGTTTAGGTAATCCCGGACCGGGTGGTTGGGCGTACCTTATTAATAAAGATCCTAAAATTGAAAATTTTGGGGGTAAAGATATTACAACCAATAATGTAATGGAAATGACGGCGATAATAAAAGTTTTAGAAAAGTGTTTGGAACTTGGAATTACATCCATTCGCGTTTTTACTGATAGTAATTACGTGCGTATGGGTTTAACAGAATGGTCTAAGAATTGGGAACGTAATGGTTGGAAAACTTCATCAGGTGGTGATGTAAAAAATAAAGAAGAATGGGTAAAAATGATTGAATTAATGCGTAAATTCGATATCGTTGATATTAAATGGGTCAAGGCACATAACGGAAATATAAACAATGAGCGTGTTGATACATTAGCTAGAGATTGTGCATACTTATTTTCTAAGAAATAGTAATGGGAGTTACTATACCAGAACAACATCACTGGTGTCCAAAACAGGAAAAACTCCTTATAGGATGGGCCGAAAAAGCCGCAGGCTATAGATGGTTACATAACTATTCACGTATGTTTTACAAGAAACAGAACGATTGGTTATCGTATCCGTGTATAATTATTTCTAGTATAACAGGTGTTGGTGGTTTTGCAGTTTTGAGTCCAAACGATGAAAGTATGTCTGATTCAAAAAAACAACAGATAATAGCAATTCAATACTTTTTTGCGTTTTTAAACGTACTTGCAGGAATACTAACATCTGTTTCTAAGTTTAATAATAGTTCAAAGATGATGGAAACACACTCCTCTATGTGTATTCAATGGTCTAAGTTTTATAGGAATATCGAGATGGAATTATCACTTGAAACTGAACACAGAGGTGACGTGAACGAATTCGTGGCTAAGTGTAGGCAAGAATACGATAGACTTTTGGACGATTCTCCGGATATTCCACCGAATTCCATAGATGCTTTTAATACGGCGTTTCCTAATAAAGAGAATAAACCCGATGTGTGTAACGGTTTGAACGTAATAGGTACGAATTTAAGTGGAGGTACGGATAGTGAATGTAATAAACGTAAAATTGTTAAATGGTTAGCTAAATCCAGACCAAATACACCCGATTTAGAGTTGGCTAGGAAAACGAGTACGGATATTTCACAATGCGATTTACAATCATATCCAATTAGATAGAAAGTTACATAAAGGTAATAAGTACTAGAATAGTATAAATGATTGAATACAAAGAGTACGTTTTACGGTTAGTAAAAGTTGTATTTGGCTTAAAGTTTATGGTTGATGTATAAGTGGGATCCTATAGCTCAATTGGTTAGAGCGCGGTGCTTATACATTACTAGGTATACCTAAGTGACTTTATCGTCACATACGCAACGCCGAGGTCGCGGGTTCGACCCCCGCTAGGATCATCCTAAAAAAATAATAGTTTATACTAAAAATGCCGAGTGCGCCTAAAAAGAAAAACCCAACGAAGTCTCGAATTTTTAAACCCTTAAATATAGGCGTACCAGGTGGGAGTTCTGGAAAATGTCCATGTGCGCCTAAAAAGAAAAATCCAACAAAATCAAGGCTAACAAAACCGAAAAAAGTTACGTGGGCTAAAAATTTTCAAATTAAAGAAATTACACCTATGAAAAATCAATCTCCTAAGACGTACGCACAACAACAAAAATCTCTTAAACCATATACTAAAAGTAAAAAATAAGTAAATTTATATTAATTTCTAACGTGTTAAAGATTTAGCACGTTAAAAATTAAATGAATAGAGTTTTATCGTTATCTACACCCCAACCATCACCCGAAAATAAAAGGCACCAAATACGTAAGAATGTTTTCGAAAGTATGTATTCGAAAAAAATAAACATAACGTCCGAAACGGTCGAGAATACTCGTCTTCAGTATAGGTTCGCAGAAGCTATTGCAGAAGCGAAAGAAAAATGTGCAGACTCGTCGACGGACGAGTGTTTCACTGCATGGGATGAAGTGGATGAACTCGAAGATTCAATGATGCGTGTAGGTTTAAATCTATTCCCAGACTACAGTATGAGATACGGGTCACTGTTACGAAAAAACTTTAAACTTCGTTTCAATATTCGTAATGTCGAAGATCATCACGTTATACCGGTACAGTTTAGACACCACCCGTTAATTGATCGTGTAAAATATGATTTACAAGCGGGTGATAATATAATTATGATGCCGCGTGAAATTGGTAATTTACGCGAGAATAGATTAACACACAATGGCCCACATAAAAAGTATAATAAGTTTGTCGGTGTAATACTTGATTCGCTTATGTATGTTGAAAACCCCGAACCAGAATTTAAAGAGTTTGTTACCTTTTTAAAAATTGGGTGTCGGTTTAGACCTCAGGATATACCATGGCCTTAATTTAGTATCCATATGTGAGAACTTTTGTTGTTTTTGTTGGGTATTGTCTAGAAAAGAACTCTTTACGTTTCCAATCGCTGTGACCAATGGTACTTGGACCAGAACGATCTATTTTGATGTATTTTCGTAAATCTTTATAGTAAATACGCGCACCATTTGCGATAAGATCTTCGTGTTTCATATCGACGTGATTATCTATAGGGAAGAAGTCTTTGTAGTATTTTTTCATATTTTCGACGTGTATGAGATAACATTTACAGCTCGATATCCATTTAACGCGCTCAATGCCGTTTACAATAGGAACACTCGTATCGATATATCTCGATAAACAGTGGAAAAAACACATTTCGAAATTATCCTTTTTCGTGTCTATGACCTTTTGTATTTCGTAATAAAACTGTTTGTTTTTTACAATTACATTATCTTCGAAAACAACGGCATATTTAAGACCCTGTTCGAAACATCGTCTATAAAATTCCATGTGTCCCATATAACATCCTATTGCACCTAAATTGAAATACGTTATGTCGGGTCTTTTATGGTTATTGTTATAATGTAATCGTAACGCTTCGTTATAGTGTCTTTTTTCAATAAGTGATTTGTATTTTATTGCATTTGTTGGTATTTTTGTATCTTTACTGTATATGATTTCTAGTGGTATAGACGAATCGTGGTTTCCTAGGAAGTTTTTACGTCTCCTGGAAGATGTAGGTATAGTAATGAGAAAACACTTAAACCCGATTTGTTTTTTATTGACCCGTTTAAAAATAATTAATACTAAGAGTATTAAAATAGTTAATAGTACAATTAACATACTTAAAAGATACAAACAAAATAAATATGGGGAAGCTACTGTCATATAGTGGTTAGTATCTTGGACTTTGAATCCAATCACCTAGGTTCAAATCCTAGCAGTAGCTGGTAACGATGCCGTG